ACATAGTGTCAGAATTAACTATTTGTTAAAATCTAAAATCTAACCATATATTAGCAGCAAGATGAAAATAATCGTATTTGATTTAGATGAAACAATAGGATATTTTACAGAATACGGTATTTTTTGGAATTGTTTGTCAAATTATTTAATAACAAAAGATAAACCAAATCTTACGCAATATGATTTTGATAATGCTTTAGATTTATTTAATGAGTTTTTACGACCAAATATGATTAATATTTTAAATTATTTAAAAAAAATGAGACTATCAAAATGCTTCCAAAAAATGTATATATACACTAATAATCAAGCGCCATTAGAATGGGCAAACCATATTGTGACATATTTTGAAGACAAAATAAAATATAAGTTGTTTGACCAAATAGTATCAGCATTTAAAGTTAATGGTAAAATAGTTGAAATAGGAAGGACCTCGCAGAATAAATCATACAAAGATTTTATAAAATGCACAAGAATTCCTATCAATTCAGAAATTTGTTTTTTAGATGATAGTTTTTATCCAGATATGGTACATAATAACATATATTACATAAATGTTATACCGTATTTGTATGATTTAAATTTTGATTATATGATAGAAAAATTTAAAGAAAGCGAAAATGGTAAAAAACTCATAGGTGAAGAAACTGATTTCCAAAATCATATGCTTTTAGAATTTAAAAAATATAATTATAAAATTATTAAAAAAAATCCAAAAGAATATGAGATTGATAAAATTTTAGGAAAACAAATAATGGTTCATTTAAGTAATTTTTTTAATAAGGGCAATACCAATAACAATACACGAAAAAATAACAAAATAAGGGCTAATAAAACACGAAAAAATATTCATTTATAATGGCAATTAAGGTTGACTTTATGATTAATGTGTAAATATAATGTTTTTAAAGTTATTGGTTGCTTTTTCCAAATACTGGTTTAATGCTGTGGTTGTCAAAATAAATAATCCAGCACTAAACACTATTTTGCGGTCAAGATTAGTAAATGTGTCTATTTTTCTAAAAGGATTAAACCTCCATATTAAAAACAAACATATATAAATTCTAACATAATAATCTAAGTCATATAGATATTTTGGGGCAGCATTAGAAAGACCTAAAAAAGAAATTACTATTAATGCGTAAGATATATATATAAAAATATCAAAAAAAATTTCTTGAACAGTATTTATTTTATTTTTAGTGATCATATACAATAATTAGATAAAATAAAATTATATGACTTCGGATTCATTTTTATCATTAGATTCATTAGATGTATCTGAATAAAATGTTAAAGTCCTAGCACTTGGGTCAGTAGCGTTTGTATATTTAGGCATCCAAAAATAGGGTAATATTTTTTCAGAATTAGGATAATATTTATCAAATATTGATTTATAATAATATTTCTCTGTCTCTATAGATGGTGTGTATTTATTTGTATCCTCTTCTGTATTTAGATTTGTTGAAATAAACTCCTGAAGAATTTGATACAATGAACGACCTTGAGAACTTACACCATCACTAAATGCTTCTTTTTTCCTCCATAGAATTTCATTTGGTAAAATTTGTCTAGATTCAACATCTTCAAAATTGGAAATTGAAAAACTTTTACGCAACAAATATTTTTCACATTGATTAAAATTTAAATGATTTCTAAAATAAATTGGTATTGATAAAATAAAATTAACTAGCGTTTGGTCTAAAAACGGTGTTCTTGGTTCAAGTCCATGCGATGAAATTGACTTATCTGACCTTAAAACATCAAACAAATGTATATCTTTTAATAGTCTTCTCGTTTCTTTATCAAACTCAATATCATCTGGGCATTTATTCATATAAAGATAACCTCCAAATAATTCATCAGACCCATCACCATTCAATACCACTTTAGCCTCACTATTTTTCGAAATGTATTTTCCAAGTAAATAATTACCAATACTTGCTCTAACCGTAGTAGTATCATAACTTTCAATAGAATAAATAACTTCTGGAATAGCTTCAAACATTTCTCTTTCTGTTACAATAATTTCAGTATGATTTGTTCCCAAATAATCAGCAACAATGCGTGCGTATTTAAGGTCTTCAGAACCTTTTAAACCAATACTATAAGTTTCTAGTTTCTTAGGCATATCATGTGTATTGTAAAAATTATTTGTTAAGGCAGCAACTAAACTGCTATCTAATCCACCAGATAATAAACACGCAATAGGACGTTCAGTAGCCAAACACCGTTTATTAACCGCCGCATGTAAATAATAAGCTACTTTTTTATACATTTGTTCAACAAAAACGTCTGATATAATACCGTTAATTAGCCAATTATGTGAAAAGCATGGTATGAAATATGGTATATTTTCACTTTGAATTTCCCATATAGAATTTACTTTATTTGAAAGATTAAATATACTGTAAGTCCCTGGTTGGAATTGTTCGATAGAATAATGATGTATATTTGATTCATAAAATTTTGATAAACATTTCAATTCTGACGCAAATCCCAATAAATTATATACATTATAATGATTGTAGTTGTTTTTTAGATAATATAAAGGTCTAACTCCAAAAGGGTCACGTGCTACATAAAATTTGTTATGAAGGTCATGTGTAAGTCTATTGTCATACAAAACAAATGAATACTCTCCCTCTAACATAGTTAATGTTTGTTCAATGCCATATTTAATATAAAGATGTATAATTACCTCACAATCAGAATCCGTAATAGGGACAATTTTCATATCTTTATACAATTGTTTGTAATTATAGATTTCACCATTACACAAAAGAACAATATCATTAATAATTAATGGTTGATTCGATTCATTATTTAAACCATTTATTGCTAATCTGTGAAATCCTAATGCCATTTTCATAAAGGAAAAATCTAATTTAGAAAACTCTGGACCTCTCTGTTGACCTTTAATAAATTCATTTTCAATTTCACTATTTGAGAATTGACTACAATTGAGAAGAGCGAAAATTCCACACATTATTATATAAATGTATTATCTTCATACCTTTATATATTTTAATATATTGTTATTTGTTAAATAAAATATATACTTTAATTATATAAAATGAATAACACCAATCATTACAATGAAAACAACGAATGTTCTTCAAAAATACATGAACAAACAAATAAAAGAATATACGATAGAAACATTCCATCCCAACCGCTTCAGCCATATTTAGATGTTAGACCTGTAATGACAAAATATTCCCATTTTCCAATAGTCGACCCAAGAAAGAAAAATAATGTCACATTACAACAATTGCCCACATATAATGTTCATGGTGTTTTTAATCCAGGAAATACTACATCGCCATGGTCAGGGTTTGCTTCTAACATTAACACTGAATCTGAATTAAGAAACCAAATATATGCTTTACAAAAATGTAGCCAAGCTGTTTATGTTCCAAATAGCAATAGCGACTTATATAATTATAAATTTAAAACTACTACAAATGCGCAACCACACGATTTACTATTTCGAAATGAAGTATTTAATAATTTTAATCCAAATCCAGACCCAGAAATAATAGGAGTAACCTCTTTTATGAATCCTACTAGAGTTCAAGTGAAAGACATGACATACCAATCATGTTAGTAAATATATAATCTTAATTTATTATATGAGAAATAATAAATTAAATACAATAATTAAATATGTTTTACTAACAGTAACACTTTTAGTATTTTGTATTATAATTTATGCCTATAATTCAGGGTCATGTAAAATACAAAAAAAATACATTTGTAATGACGATTTTTGTTTATATAAACAATTTCAAGTTGAATTAACAAGTAATATAAAAAATGACATACATAATATGATTTTAGATAAAAGTATTCAAAAAAGAGTGGATATATCATTTTACCCCGAAAATATTTTAAATTGTGCTCTGCCAAATAAGAAGGGTGTCACTATATCTACCCAAAATGTAATAAAAAATTCTAATGATTTAATACATTTTTATGAAAACGATTTATGCGATATTGTCTCAAATTTAATAGGATTGAAATTATATCCGACTAGTTTAGACTTACCTACCTCATGTTCTATTCTAATTTATGAAAATGAAAATGACTGGATAAATTGGCATTATGATTACAATTATTATGAAGGACGTTTTTTTACTGTTTTAATACCTATAACACAAGAATTAACTTGCACCAAATTCCAATTTATGAAGGATAATGGAGAGATAATTAGTTTAGATTTGACAGGGGACGCATTATGTTTTGAAGGAAATTATTTATACCATAGAGCGTCAAAGTTATGCGCAAATCAAAAAAGAATTATTTTTGCGTGTCAATATGTAACAGACAATTCAATAAGTTTAATTAATAAAGCAAGAATACAATTAAAAGATTTTGCTTATACAGGTAAATTATTCTGATGATTTTGATTTGCGTATCTATTTATATTTTTTATATTTTATCTAATATAATGTCTAATAATTTCGTAAATCAAGTAACTTTAGACTGTTTATTAAATAAAGAATTGTATAACAAACATATACAAAATAAAAGAGCGAAATCGTTAAGCAATCAAGATGTAAGATTTTACAGAAAACGAATTTATAATTTATTTAAAGAATTATTAGTTTCAAAAGAAGAACCTCCTGATTTGTTACCTGATGTAAAATTGAACTATGATAACTTTCTTTATTCATGTATAAATTATTTTAGAACAATTGATAACAACGATTTAATACAATCTGAATATAAAGATATAAATAACAGTTATGCTATACTTGATAACATACCACATGATGATACCAATTTTATTAGAGAAAATAGTGATGATGCCGATAAACTTTTAATGCGTTCAATTAAAATCAATAGTGATTCAACTTTAGATAAATATGTAAAAAAAACCTCTACGGCAAAGAAAGAGGAAATTATAATGCCAATTCAAAAAGTTATTAATCTAGAAGACCCTGAATTAAAAAATAAAGGTATAAAAAAGAAAAATATCACTAATTAATATGAAGTTCGTAAGTAAAAAAAATAGACCAGTAAGTAAAAAGAAGAACTTGTTATATAATTCTAGAAAAAGGTTTACTGGTATTAAAAATAAACGTAACTCTATTAATGCTTTATCAAGACACAGTAAAACAGTTAAATTAAAAAAAATAAATTGTAGTCCAAAACCTAAAAACGAAATTAATCATTTTACTTGTTACACGAATAAAAGTTTATACAAATTGAGGGATTTATGGAATGCGAGACACCCAGATTTAAAGATTAATACAAATAACCCTAAAGAGATACATCGGTTATTAAGTGAATTTCTAAGAAACGTATGTAATAAAGAGTCTTGTTGGTTAAAGCAAAAAGCTGATTTTGGTCAAGTTAACAGTGACATGGCAGATTCATTTGCTCCAGAATCGCCAAATGAGTGGAAATCAAATCCAAACGAATGGTTGTCAAGTATAGATATTATGAATGTAATGAAACAATATGAAAAGGCATATAAATGTTTTGATTTCATTGGTCCTTCTCCAATTGATTTTGATACGAGGAAACTATACGGTGAATGCGTATGGGATGAATTGTGTAATTTTAGTTTAGCAGAGCAAATAAAAAATGGTAAAACAAAAATTGGCATTATATTTAATACTGACCCTCATAACAAACCAGGACAACACTGGATTTCAATGTTTATTAATATTAAAAGTAAAAAAATATTTTTCTTTGACAGCACTGGAGATAAACAGGCACCAGAAATTAAGGCTCTTGTTGATAGAATTACAGAGCAAGGGTTAGCACTAACACCAAAAATAGCGTTTAAGTATGATAGCAATGAAGGTATTGAACACCAATACGGAAATACGGAGTGCGGTATATATTCTTTATTTTTTATTGTTCATATGCTTGAGGATAAGATGACAGAGCACTATTTGAAAACACATATATTAAAAGACGAATATATGTCAAAATTTAGAAAGGTGTATTTTAATGATTCATTATAAGACAAATATTTTGATTATTTTTAAACCATATAAAAATAGATTGTATATTTTTATATAGTAAATGTCAAACCCAGGATTTTTAAATAAAGAAAATATCACTATGCTTTGGGACGTGATTAGCGATGAAGATATTTTTAAACATTTATCTAGTGATAATAA